GCGATTTTTTATATATTAACATAAAAAGTAAAAGACACCCGAGCAATTACTTGCACGAGTGCCTTTCAACCATAATCAATATGGTTCTCTCCGTACAAGTATATTACTACAGTGATATAAATATTGCAAATTTTATAAGGTATTTTTTTACATGTTTTAAGTAGTTTTTTACCACTTATATTAGATTATTTTCATCTGATGCATTTTGCTTATCAAATTTGTTATAGTCAATATCGTCTTTGGGAAGAGTGATGAGAGTATTCAAATCATCCAAGTTCTTTATTCCCATTTGGCCACGAACATATTCGAATGCGTGAGGATGAATCTTGACCTGCAAGTCCTCCAGCATACCTTTTAATTCATTAATAAATTGTTTATATTCAGATTTAGGAAGATAGTATTTAAAATATACAATCAAATCAAATAGCCGTTGATCTAAATCTCTGGAGTACCCATTGCTTAACATACGAAAATAATTTTCCAGTATACGACCGGAATGACTACGACGCTCTTGTTTTCTGGTTAAACAATAGACACGTTCGTTATGAGCACAAGAGTTTCTAATCTTACGCATCCAATGAAGAGAGCCTATTAAAAGCTTTACATTATTGTGCCCGTCTTCATCTTTTAGGCCGTAGAGTTCACATAGAGAATGAGATACTTCCCTTTTACTACAACGTAATATGTCTATAAAGGTTGAAAAATTAACAACTTTAATCATGATCCATGTAGGAATCTGCTTATGATTCTCCATATAGAATTTAACATAATCAAGTTGACTTTTGCTTAATTCATTGTAAGCTTTTGAAATTACATTCATTTTTTCCTGCAAAGATTTCTGAGGAGCATAAGCATTGGTATCATACCAGGGAACAGCACCGTTATCATTGCATTCATCAAATTTGTATCCCGAAAGCGTGCGTGTCTCTTCTTCCACTTGAGTAATGTAACGTAGCAGGAATGAACGCAAATTATCATCGAATTTTTTTACAGCCTGCAGCTGATTGATAGAAGTACCGGATATGTAAGAGTGATTTCCAGTAGAGTCATGCCCACTAACAAAGGGTGTTTTATATCCATTTACAATATTGAAATATCCAGCACGAATTAAAATTTTTTTGTGGCCAGATCCTTTACATTCGATATGCTTGTCATTACGAAGTTTTCTCATTTGTTGATTGTAAGTTAAAAATAATTTATCTTCGTTCAAAATTGTTTCACTCCTTTCTGAAATAGATTAATTCCCAATTCGAAGCTGAATCAGCTTCTGGTGATATCCGGTCATTCTGGATATCTGATCAATAGTAAAATCCCTGTATTCCGCAAGGAATGAATCTGGCAACAGCAGCTCCATTGCGAACTTGTTGGCTTCGATTTCCTTTTTGGAATTCAGTAAAAGTGTTTTGTTACGAATAAAATAACAATTTTCCTTCCGGTGCAGGAGAGCATGACCGAGCTCATGAGCCATGACCAGACGTTGTTCATGTTCCGGAAGATTTTGATTAATGAATATGTAGCGGTGATTTTTCAGGAACATATAGCATCCTTCGAACTGTAGGTCACAAATCTGGTATAGAATACCAAGCTGATCGGCAATGGCAAAAGGATTTGATGTTCCTGTTTTTCTTTTATAGTAAGAAACAATTTTCTTGATATTACGATTCAAGCAATCCACCTACTTTTTGTACTTCTTAGGAGTGTACTTCTCTTTGTTAATAATCTTTAATCTTTTCAAAGCAATTTCCAATTCATCTCTGAATAACTCTGCAGCTTCCGGACTCAATTCCTCACCGTTGTAGCTAGCAGGTCCATCTTCACCGGCAGTGAGCTTTTCCATGATATTATCCAGATCTTTAGCAATGTCACGATTATCCTTGGCAGTTAAAGAAGAACCAACATCATCGGTTCCAGTTAATAAGTATTCAGAGGTCACACCTAAAAAGTCTGCAATTTTTTGAACCTTATCGGCGCTAGGGGTTATATTTTTAAATTTACTTATATAACTACGTGCAAAACCGAGTTCTTTTTCCAGTTTATTTATGGAATAACCTTTTGATTTGGCTGCCTCCTTTACATTTTCGTAAAGTCCCATAGTAACTTCCTCCAAATTTTGCGCAATTTACTATTGACATACGCCAAATCTTGTGTATAATAAAATTACAAGTTACGCAAGATATTGCGAAAGTCAATGTTTAAATAGCAGTCTATATTATATTGGTCACGCTTTTAATATAGAATATTTTGCGTAATTTGTCAATGAAAAAACGCAATATTTTGCGAAAATGAGAGGAGGAATAAAATGGCAATATACAGTAATGTAAAAGCAGTCTGTAAAAGCAAAGGGATTTCAGTGATGAAGTTGGAAACGGAATTAGGATTTGCCAGAAGCAGCATTTATAAATGGAATAAACATCAGCCGGGAATAGAGAAAATCAAGAAAGTAGCAGATTATCTTGGAGTATCCATGGAGTACCTGCTGTCAGATCAGAAGGAGGCGAGTTGAGATGGATAAAAGAGAAAAACTTCTCAAAATCATATCAGAATTGATGGGAGTATTAAATACTAAGAATATATCTCCTGATGAAGCAAAAAGTGTAGTAAGCATGCTGGAGCGGGCAGTAAATGAAAGCAATGAAAAAGCTGTAAAAAAATATATGGAAACTTCTGTATTTCATGGGAGCTCTCCAAAAAAATAGAGAACTCCACAGGCTTAAGAGTGCAAAACTGATTTGATGGTTTCCGGAAGAATAATGTCAGCAATTTCCATAATAGATGATATTGATTTAAGTTCTGCTTTTTCAGAGATAGAGTAGATTTTATCCCACATAGATTGAGGACGGATAGTGTCGAGAAATTGATGCCCTTTATAGGTAAGACGTATAACATCCAATTCATCTATTTCGTTAGAAGCATAATCAATAATTGCTTCAATAAAACCGGCTTCTTCCAGAATTACTAAGGTGTAAGCAATTTCAGCTCTGGAGTATTTCAACATATCTGAAGATTTGTGAATTTCATCCAAATCTAAATAGACGAATTCCAGATCATCATTTAAAACAAGCCAGTTTTCAAGAGTGATAAGAGTATCACGAATGCAATTTAAATCAAGTTTCATATGAAGATTCCTTTCTTAATACTCGGACATGGCAGTGTCCTGTAATACAAGAATAGGAGTAGAAAAGAAGAAAGTCAATATTTTTGTCAGACCAGAAGGAGGTGAGCGAAATGGGTAAAAAGGGAATTGTGTACGCAAAAGAAGTTCCAATGATCAAAGTAAAAAAAGTGGAAGAAAAGAATGGAAAAGGAACCCCTCTGCAGGCAGTGATTCAGTACTGGACAAAAGATGGAATCATTGTTGCAGAGGGGAGAGCAAATCAATTTGATGAACCTGAAATGAAAGATACGGCATCTTGATATGCCAAGTCAGCATCAATAAATGTAACAAATGCGTTGATGAACTGCTTTAGTTCTTTTAATCCATGAGCCGAATGCATTTGCACATAATGAGTTTGATCGTTACCAAGCCATGTAGAGGCTGTTGCGAGCGCTTTTAAACGTTCGTCTGACATGTAAGTAGTAATGCACTTTGCTAAAGGAAGTTTTTCTACTTTTGATTTTTCATTAGGATTCTTAGAAATCACATAGTCTTTAATTAAAAATTCTAATGATTTACGATAACCCATTCCACAAATTGATTCGAGTCCTAGACTCTCAGCATGAAGTGACTCGTTATATGCTTTTACAAATTCTGAGGATAAATTTTGAATATTATCTGAAAAGCTGCACTCAGAAAAATGTGCAGGAGCAGATGAGACGAATATATATCCATCATCCTCAGAATCGTAGGAATGAGAAGACATGAATTCGCTGTCGCAATTAGGACAATAATTCAGTAGAAAAACCTTATTCATTTCATAATCATCATACTCGATTAAAGAAGCATATAGAACGGTTGGAGATAAGGCATGATTACAAAGAGGGCAAATATGAGCATGTTCTACAGGTGCGGATTCGCTTTGCCCTGTATTGAAATTATAAAGTAAAGTGTTCTTTTTCATGAAGGACTCCTTTGTATAAATTATTTAGAGACATTGCTACTTATAAATACAGAATAGGAGCAGAAAAAAGAAATGTCAACTCATTTTGCAGAATCATTGGACTGCTGAGATAAGCGCAGAAGATACAGCTGGTAAAGACTCAAATGCTCAGGCTTAGCTTGAACTTCAAGAGATTCATCATTAATTAAAATTTCTAACATAGGCGATTACTCCTTTCATATTTGCTTAAAGCATAACCGATATTAGGTGGAACAGCAAGAAAAGGAGTTCGATATTTATCGACCAAAAAGGAAAGAGAGGTGAGAAACGTGGTTGAAGCATACAAACCATTATACACAGCAAAACAGACAGCACAGATTTTACTTGTAAATGTTACTACAGTATATGAGCTGATGAACAAAGGACAACTTCCATATCTAATTCTTGGAAAAGGAAATGGAAGCAGAAAGGTCCGGGGAAGTGACCTGGAGAAGTTCATTGAAAGCCAAAAGCCGGCAGAACCACAAGGAGGTGCAGAATGAGACAGATATGGATCATTAGATTTTCTGACGGAACAGTCGGAAGCTGTTACGGAACCAGAGAGGGAGCTATAGAGCTTGCAGACCTCCGGAAAGATGATTATGGAGAATCTTATACAATAGAGAGAGGTGAGAATGATGGCGAGAGAACTTAGCATTTCCCTGATTATAGGGATTGTTGTGGCGATCCTTCCGGTATGGCAATGGGCTTCCAGAATAGAGCTTCTGATCAGTGTTTTTACGATTGCGGGAATTGCATTTGGAATAATCCTGTGGATGGAGGATAAGAAGACAAAGAAAAAGAACCCCACAGCGGCAACTGTAAAGGTTCGGTAACTAAATGGTGCTGTATGAAATAACAACTATATTTAGTATATCATACAGCGCCTAAAAGTCAAGATGCAGGCAGGGACCGCCTGCTATATTTTTGACCTTTTTTGAGAGCTACAGAGGTATCAAGTACCTCTTGGGAGCTCGATTAAGCGTATTAGAGTTACGACAGAGGTGCGTATGAGATACAAGGTACTATGCGGATACATAAGACAGAGATGGGACTGTGGTGACACAGTAGAGATTGAAGAAAAACACACTGGGAAGTATGGAGCCAGAGGACAGACCAGAGAGAAGAAGAGGAAAGCCACTCCGGAAGAGATAAAAAAACATAATCAGTGGAAACGGGAAAGGGATGTCAGGAGGTTGATCAAGTGGAATTTCCGTGAGAGGGACTACTGGATCACTCTTACATATCCGAAAGATTACAGACCGACGTGGGAAGAAATGAAGGACCATGCCGGAAAACTGGTCAGAAAGATGCGAGAAAAATATAAAAAACAGGGATGGACCTTAAAGTACATATACCGTCTTGCAATCGGATCCAGAGGTGGCCGACACATCCACATCCTGATCAATCGTGAATCCAATGAAAAAACGGCTACAGATCTGATAATCACAGATCTCTGGGAACAACAGTGGGGACACGGACATGTTAATTTCCGTACTACTTACAGCGAGGGTGGATATAAGCAGCTTGCAGAATACCTCACGAAGCCCCTGGAAGAATGGGAACCAGACGAGGTTAAACGATATCATCCATCCAGAAACCTTATCCGCAAGGATCCTGAAGTTGACGAGATTAAAAGAAGAAGTTTGGTTGACCGTGATGGAAAACCAAGGATGCCAAAAGCACCGAAAGGATACTACGTGGATCCGGAAAGCATCGAAGTCGGCATAAATCCGATAACTCATTATGCTTACCGCCATTACACGCTGATCAAGATTAAGAAGAGGGAATAAAACATGTGGAAAGTAGATATCTACCTGGAAACTGACAGTACATTCCAGGGAAAACGAGAAAGAAAATGTGGATATGTCCTCTCTACTATGGCCGGAAACGAGGAAAAGACAAAGGAAAACTTCGGAATCTCGAAGGGGACATACCACCAGTCTGTCCTTATGGCGCTTATCGAGGCTCTTTCCAGGATGAATGTTTCCTCAGAAATCTGTGTACATACACAGGATGGCTATGTAGCGAGCAGACTTCTGAAACTGGAAGAGATGGCAGGAGAAGGCTGGCGAGATTCAAAAGGTGAACTGATCAAGAATGCCGCCGAATGGGAGCAGGTCTATCGTCTGATCCATGCTTTTCCGGAAGCACACAAAATGACCGCGAGGTCCGAGAAACACAGTTATTCCACGTGGTTACAGGAGATGATGAAGAAGAATGAATGTGGAAGAATTATGGGGCAAGGCCTGGAGCCTGCGACCAGAGCAGAATCCAATGACAATGGAGTTTCTAGGGATGATTGTCCGTAATGGAGTGAGATACAGATATTACAGAGATGAAGGAGGCGAAATACTGTATGACAGCGAACCGGAAGAAGGAAAGCCGGAATGGATGCTCCGTGCCGACAGAGCATCAAGAAAGAAACATGGAATCTATTCTTAAAAAATAAAGAAAAAGGGGAAATATGTATGAGAACAATAGCAATCATTAATTTGAAAGGCGGTGTGGCCAAGACCACATCCAGCATTAATATCGCCTATATCCTTACCACACGTGGATATAAGGTTTTACTGGTGGATAACGACAAGCAGGGAGACTGCTCACGTGGATTAAACCGCCGCACTTCAGATGGAGACGGTATTGACCGGATCATGACAGACCGTCATCCGGATATGGACCATCTGATCCATAAAACGGACTATGAGGGGCTGGACATCATCACGGCTAATCTCGGTCTCTTGACCGCCAACATGGAAGTGACCATGGATCGCGTACGTCCACAGCAGAATCGGATAAAGAAGGCTCTGCAGCAGGTAGCTGATCAGTACGATTTTTGCGTAGTAGATAATGCTCCGGATATTAATATTTCCGTGATCAACGCTCTGACAGCCGCCAATGACGTCCTAATCCCGGTTGAGGTGGATGACAACACCCTGGAAGGCATGAACGAGCTCCTGGACCAGATCCAGGAAGTGAAGGAAGAACTGAATCCGGACCTGCAGAACGTCCGCTGTTTTGTGAGCAAGTACCAGAAAGGGAACCAGGCACACATTCAGGGAGCAGAGATCATCAGAGAGCAGTATCCGGCTATGGATACAACAATCCGCTTTTCTGGTGTAGTGGCAAGGAGCACATTCATGCGTATGCCGGTGGCTCTTCACAGCTCCCGATCAGCGGCAGCAGAAGACTATGAAGCGTTGGTTACGGAGTACTTGAATATGATCGGAGGTGTACAGGATGGCGAAATTTGATCTCAAAGGAATGCTCTCTGAGCGTTCTGCACAGGAAATAGACCTTCCGGAACAGAAGACGGTCTATCGCAATCCGGAAGACTTGATCCCTTCTAAGGATAATTTTTATTCAACGGAAGACACAGAGAAACTAAAACAGTCGATCAGAGCACTGGGAATCCTTCAGCCACTCCTGATCGAAGAAAGAGACGGAAAAGATTATCTCCTGGCTGGACACCGGAGAAGAAAGTGCTGTCTGGAGTTGATCGAGGAAGGGTTTGACCGGTTTAAAAGAATCCCGTGCGTCTATAAACCGAAAATTGAGTTCAGTGCAGAAACCGAGACAGATGAGATTGTCCGGAAGATGGTGATCATCCAGTCCAACACCTACCGCGAGAAAACTGACTGGGAGAAGATGACGGAATCCCTGCAGATGGAAGAACTGGTCAAGGAACTCCGCGAAAAGACAGATCTTGAAGGAAAGACCAGAGAGATTGTATCAGATCTCATTGGAGTATCATCCACTCAGATTGGAAGGTACCACAGTATCAGTTCTAACCTTTCCGAAGAACTCATGGAAGCGTTCAAACAGAATAAGCTGAATGTATCCACGGCAGCAGAGCTTGCCGGTCTGAATGAGAAATATCAGAACGAAGCTTGCAAGCTTCTGCTAGAAGTCGGACAGGTCACATTGAATGCGGCAAAGCTCCTGAAAGCACAACAGGAACAGGAAAGAGATATTCCCGGACAGATGACTATAGATCAGGCGCTGCATCCTCATAAGCCGGAAGAGATTAATACTCCTGTTCCGGTGGACATCCAGATTGACCGGTTTTACGAATCTCTTCGGAAGAACATAGAAACCTACGTAAAGAAATCAGACCTGAACATGACCGTCTACATGCTCAGTGCCTTGTATGGAACAGTACGTGTCCGAAACGGACAACTGAACTACCAGGGCACCAAGGGAGGAATCCTCTTCAATGCCGGCACTGACCAGGAAGAGTCAATAGGCTGGACAGAATTTTCCAAGAAGCTCATCGAGAAATACGGAAAGAAACAGAAACTGGTCAAGATGGCAGCAGTGGACGAACCGGAAGAAAAAACAGATGGACCAGCAAAATGCATTACCGGAAAATCTGATTCTGGCATTTGCGGAGCAGCAGCTTATTGCGATACAACATATAAATGCTGTACTCAGTGCCCGGATGATTGCAACAGTCGATGTGGATGGTTAGAAGAACGCTGCCAATCGGCAGCAGGATCGCTGGCCAATCGACAGCAGGATGATTTTACTGAAGACATCAAAATCGAGGAACGTATTGTTGAACTCGACAAAACGTCCGATTATTCCAGCGATATTACCGAGATGACACCAGCAGATAGTTCTGAAACATCGATACAGCCACCATTGCCAGTTATGAAAAATAATGATCAGCGAAAAGAATGGCTGAGAAATTATAAAGAATGGGGACTGTGGTACACAGATGAACATATCGGAGCAAGATATTACAAATATGATTTTGAAAACGGTACGCGCCTGATTGTAGAAGAGTATGATCCGGAACCGGCTCGCAACAGTCCGTGGGCACCGTACGAACCGTACTACATGCATCTTGTAGGCGGACCTGAACCAGAAAGAAATAACGGAATACCGAAATGGACGTATCATTCAAAATACAACAAGTATCCGAACAGCGAAACAGAACTTGTAGAGTTTCTGAAAGGAGTACAAAAATGAAGATTAAATGCACGGAATGTGAGTATCTGATAATGCATCACAGATCAGGGGGAATTTATTCCTCGTACGGACGGGGTGAATATTACTGCGAACATCCGGTCTCTGAAAGACTTCCGGCAAAGGCTTTCGGAAACAAAGCAAGATGCTTTGTATGTTTTGGGACAAATGAACGAGAAACCAGACCAACAATAAAAACAGCTCCTCGGTGGTGCCCGGAGAAAGGAAAAAAGAAATGAGAAGAACAAAAATGGGCAATATTGTTGAAAACATGGCGGAGTACATCTGCGATCACATATGTCAGAAAGCGAAAGAGACCACAGATCAGGAAGAACTGGAAGCCTACTGTGCAGAAGAATGCGATATAGGAAGCCATATCTGCGATATCCTGAATCAGTACAACAAGATCAACGATTTTGAGGATTCTGAACTGTACAAGATAATGACAAAACACCGGAACATTGTCCTCTGCAAAGAATGCCAGTATAGAGCACATTGCAATGATGGTGAATTTGACTGGTGCCGGCTCGGCGCAGGGTTAGATGGGAATTTAAGAGAAGGCGAAGGCTGCAGCAGAGGAAGAAAGGTGTCCGAATCGGACACGTAAATAACGGGTGCTACTAAAATCCATATATATCACACACAGGAGAGAGGAACTGTATAATCCTCTCTCCGGAAAGGAGTGAAACATGGATCAGGAAGGATTGATGTTTCCGAAAACACGAACGACAAAGAAAAAAAGAATGAAACATCCCAAGAGCATCCTGCATGAGAAAAATGGGACATGTTATCTCTGCATGCTCCTGGATGGAAACCATAAGAAACATCTGCTCTTGGATGAGCATCATATATTCGGAGGTCCCAACCGAATGCATTCCGAAGAAACCGGACTAAAGGTCTGGCTTTGCCTGGATCATCATACGATGGGAACTCTGGCAGTACATAGATGCCCTGACACCATGAGACTGATGCACCGGATCGGGCAGCAGGAGTACGAGAAGACACACAGCCGGCAGCAGTTCATAGAAATTTTTGGAAAGAGCTATTTGTGAGGTGACAGAATGAGACTGATCGATGCAGATGCCGAGATTGTAAAAATCGAAGATGAAATTAAAAGAATTGAGGAAAAGATTGAGAGATGGAGACAGCGGGAACAGAAAGGCGACACTGCTTGGGAAACCGACATTTATGAAGAAATCAAATCACTACAGAGAAATATTACCGAGTGTAGAATAGAAATTAGGATACTCAAGAATTATGAAACGGTACCAGATGATGCGTTAAAGAAAATGATGGAGGAACAGGATGGAAGATAAAACATGTAAAACCTGCGTTGATAATGAGGATGGATTCTGCGACAGAAAAGGAATCCTGGTAGAGGACGATGATCAGTGTACTGATCATAAACCAGATTGGCGAGAATCCATGATGCGTAATTTCCTGAGAGGGCACTGATTGAGAGGGTACTGATATGGGAAGAACAGATCTTAGACCAGATATCACAAAAGAAGTTCTGGAAGAATACATACGAAAAGGTTATTCGCAAAATCGCATCGCAATAACGCTTGGCACTACACAATCGACCATTTTCAACAAACCCAAAAAATATGGTCTTCAGGTTCAAAAGACCAAACCAAGTAACTATGACGAAAAAGCCCTGATTAAACAGCTTCAGAACGGATGGACTACGGAGCAGATAGCGAGATACTTCGGCGTTTGCACCGGCACTGTTGGGAGCTGGATCAGTAAGAACAAGCTTGGAAAGTACAGAAAAGCATCACCAAAGAAATTTGATGCCAAACTTTGTAATACCTGTATATATGGCACAGGAAAGAAGACAGACATGGACAGATGCAATTACCTATCCATCACCGGTCATTCCCGAAACAAGGGCCAGCCAGAAGATGGATGCTCTAAATATGCGAAAGGAAGAAAAATACGTGGAAGAAAAGAACTATACAACCTGTAGACATATTAAAAGAATTGGAAACTATGCAGTGTTCGTAGAATCGACCTGTAAACAGGCAACCATGATACGCGGACAGCTGGCAGTCAGCAAGACCAGATGCCAGAAATGTGATCAGAAGTCAGAAAATTCAGAGGTGGACATATGACAGAGAATCCTGCAAATGGAATCAAAGACATGATGTGGCATTTTCTGATGGATAAAGGACAGAAAGAAAATATCCCAGAATTGAAAGCCAGTGTATATCGTCTTATTCAGATGACTACGCAGAAAACAGCAGGTCAGCCGGGGCATGCCAAGTCAATGCATATATCATGGGATACCCTTGATATGGAGCTGATGAGAATTGTTGTTGAAGCTACTGCATTAGTTTTATCGGGGAGACTGGATGAACTGGAGGTAGAGAAATGAGCGACAGAGATGAAATTTATGATTACATAAAAAGAGAGATTAATCCATACGGAAGACCATTTAAAGGTACTGCTTTTGAATTTGGAGTTAAAATTATGGATTATATCAAAAATATGAGTGACAAAAGCGGTTGGATTCCAGTCAGTGAGAGATTGCCGGAAGACGGAATATATATCACTACTTTAGATGGAGAGCTTGTCGGACAGGAAGAACCATTCACGGGAATGTGCGGTATCGAAAATGGAAAATGGGATGATGAGGACTGTGTTATTGCCTGGATGCCACTTCCAGAACCGTATAAGGAGGATGATTAGAATGGTCACGAGATTAATATACTGGATATTCCAATCCAGAAAGAAACACTGCAGATGCTGCTGTCTGACATGTAAGTATTTCGAAGAATGCAAAATAGGACCGTGAGGTGAGAGCATGGCATACAAAAACAGTGAGGGTTATCCAGATCCAACATCAGGAAAGGCAATCAAGGCAGCAGGACATATGCCAACACATATTTACAACGCATACACAGTCCTGAATAACACTGCCGGACTCTTGGGCTTAGAAATCACAGGTATCAGAGATAAGAAAACGAAGAAGGAATGGAAACGAGGAGGCTGACATCATGGATAAGAGAATTCTGGAAGAATACATAGATGCATGCGAGGTGATCAAGGAAGCAGAAGCAGAAATCCGTAAACTCGAATCGAAAAAAAGTATCACGGCAAATGAGACTGTATCTGGAAGTAATCCGGAATTCCCTTACAACCCACAACACTTTAAAGTACAGGGAACGACATATTCTTATTCAGACGATATCAGACTCAGAAACAAGAAAGAGATCCTGCGACAGAAGAAAGAGAAGGCAGAGCAGTTGAAACTGCAGGTTGAAGTCTGGATGATATCAATCCCATTCCGGATGCAGCGGATTATTAAGTACAAGATCTTCGAGGAAATGACTTGGCAGCAGGTAGCAGATCGGATGGGACGGAAGACCACAGAGGAAAGTGTAAGAAAAGAATTTAAAAGATTTTTTGAAAAAAAATAAAGTTTGTCCGTTTTGTCCGATATGTCCGCTTCAAAGATGTTATAGTATATGATGAACGAATTGGAAATATCCAAGACGTTCAGTTTTCTTTTCTCATATGTATCTTCCCCAAAGATATTGATGAACCACAGTCCTGATCTCTGGTGGTGCTCAGATCAGGACACACCGGAACATAGCTCAGTGGTAGAGCAGCTGGCTTATATCCAGCGTGTCGGTGGTCCGATTCCATCTGTTCCGATCGCGCAACTTACGCGCAAGTTTCATAATAAATTCCTTTGAAGAGGCGGAGCCGGCAGCAGGCTCCGCCTTTAAAATATTCAGGTGTCCAACTCGGACACCTTTTATATTGCCAATTTTCATACAGCGTGCACAGCACCAGCACTTACATGCTTTAGGCAGAGGATTTACTGCATGTAGGTGTTAGCGCACCTTTCGGCATGGCGGCAATCGGCTGTCATTATGGTGCTGGCAGGACTGTAGTTTACGAGGTGAAGATGAATATGCCAATATATAAACGATGCAGTCGATGTGGAAAAAGAATCCAGTCAGGCAGCAGATGTCCATGTCAGAAAGAAAGGCACAGAGAGTATGACAGATACAGCAGGGATAATAAGAGTAAGAAGTTTTATGATAGTGCAGAATGGCAACGAATCAGAGAGAATGTGCTGGACATAGATCAATACATAGATGTTTACATGTATATGACTGAAGGTGTTGTGGTGAGGGCTGATACTGTTCATCATGTAATTCCATTAAGGGATGACTGGAATAAAAGAAATGATCCGAATAATCTCATGAGCTTGAATCATGATACACACAGTAAAATAGAACAGCTATATAAAACAGATAAAGGAAAAATACAGATAGAATTGCAGAAAATGCTGACTGAATACCGTGAATTGGTAAGGCAGGGGGTGGTATAAAAGTTTGGCGCGATCGCTCCAGACCGCACTGCCCCATTTCTTCACACAATTTTCTAAATACTTTAAAAAAGTTGGCAGAAAGGAGGGATGAGCATGGGAAGACCGAGAAAGCCATTAGAAATGCAGCGTGGAAATCTCACTGTGATAAGCATGGAACGCAGAAAAAATGAAGAAAAAAAGGTAAAAACCGGATCGAATCAGCTCAGCAGACCTCCGGATTGGCTGATTGATGAGGTGGCAGTGAAAGAATGGAAAAGAATCGTAAAAGAACTGAAAAAGATAAACCTTATTGGAAATCTGGATAGAAATAATCTGGGAGGCTACTGTAATGCCTTTGCAAATTATGTAAAATCTACAAATATTTTAAGAGATCAGGCATTTTACATAGACCGAGAGACCCGCAATGGAGTGATTGTGGTAAAGAACCCTATGGTAGATATCCAGAAAGGCTATGCTGAGGAAATGAGAAGATTTGCTTCACTATGTGGACTAACTATAGATGCAAGATTGAAGGCAGCAGCTATAAAGACAGACAAAACACAGGAAGATATTACAAAGAAGTTTGGTAATATATGACGATTAAAGAGGAATTACAGGAATATGCTAGGCAGTGCCTTAGCGGTGTAATAATATCCGGAAAGAAACATGTGTGGGCCTGCAGGAGATTTTTAGAGGACTGCAAAAAAGAAGAGGCAGCTTTAAGCTTGAAGGAGCCGTGGCCTTACATTTGGAATGAAGAAGAAGCAAATGGAATTGTTGAATGGTTCAGCTTGCTCAGACATTCAAAAGGAGATCTTGCGGGACAGCCGATTGTCTTAACAGCATGGCAGAAATTCAATTTGTGTCAATTGTATGGTTGGAGAGAAAGAGCAACTGGATATAAAAGATTCCGACAATCGTTTATAGAGGTTGGAAGGAAAAATGCAAAGTCACAAATGGAAGCAGGAGTAGCTTTATATGAAATATCTGTCTGGTCTACTCGAAATCAGGAAAATTACGAATATTATACAGCAGGTACTAAGCGCGATCAGTCAAAAATCATATTGAATGAAGCAAAATTAATGCTGAATAATTCACCGTTAAAGACTAAATTCAAGCTCACACGTGATGCAGTCTTTCATAGAAAAACAGGCAGTTTTATCAAAGCTCTGTCGAAGGAAGACGGACAGAATGGTGATGGTACTAATCCGGCCGGGCTGATTCTGGACGAATATCATCAGCATAAAACAACTGAATTCTATGATCTAGGACTTGGATCTAATACAAAAGAGCCGTTACTGATGATCATTACGACAGCCGGAATGGATCTGACATATCCCTGCTACACACAGGAGTATACATATTGTTCAAAAATACTTAATCCGGATATAGATATTGATAATGATAAATACCTGGTTGATATTTGTGAAGTTGATCCGGAGGATTATAAAGAGAATCTTGAAAATCTGGAAGATGAGAGATTGTGGGAAAAAGCAAATCCGATAAGGATGAGTTACGAAAATGGTAGAGAAAAGATCAGGGATGCATGGAAGGTTGCAAAAAGTATTCCTGAGAAGATGACTGCATTTCTGACAAAGATGCTCAATATCTGGGTACAGGCAAAAGAAAACGGCTACATGGACATGGCAAAGTGGAATGCCTGTGAAGTTTGTGAGATTCCGATTGACACAAAAGGGATGGATGTATATGTCGGATTTGATATGTCAGCAAAGATTGACTTAACTTCAGTGGCATTTGTTATCCCATTTAAGAGTGAAGAACTGGATGAAAATGATGAACCGATTGTGAAATATATTGTATATTCTCATTCATTTATACCGAACAGAGAAAAGCTTTCTGAGAGGAAAGCAAAAGATAAAGTAGATTACGATGCATGGGAACGGCAGGGTTTCCTGACGGTCACTGAGACACCGATTGTTAATCAGGATGCTGTAATGAAATATGTTTTGAATGTATGCAAAGAAAATGGCTGGAAGATACATACATTGTGCTTTGACCCGGCAAATGCAAGTAAATTAATGATGGATCTGTCAGATCAGGGATACGTTGTAGAAGAGGTGTACCAAAGCCATAAATCATTGAATGAATCCACGCAGGGATTCAGAGAACAGGTATATTCAAAAAATATTTTATATATGCATAATCCGCTTTTGAATTTTGCGATGAGTAATGCGGTTATCAGAAAAAATAACGGATTAATCAAGATTGATAAAGATGCCACAACAAAGCGAATCGATCCCGTAGATGCTGTTTTGTGTGCATATAAACTCGCTATGTATCATGAGTTTTATCCTTCTGTATTGAAGGGAATAGATGATTTTTTGGAGAGTGACTGGTAATGAATATTGTGAAAAGATTAAAAAATGCAATACAGGCACTGAAGGGTCAAACAGTAGAAATAGATGATAAGGAACTTTTGGAGTGGCTTGGAATATCTACGACAAATTATAAAGCGGTATCGGAAGTAACTTATTATACATGCCTGAAATTGCTTTCGGAAACATTGGGGAAAATGCCCCTTAAATATTATCAGCAGACAGAAAGAGGACGGATCCGTGCTGATCCAACAACTGCCGGGATACTTATGAGTGTACGACCAAATCCATATATGACACCAACGACTATGTGGACCACAGTTGAGCAGAACTGTCAGCATTACGGAAATGGCTATATCTGGATAAGAGGAAAGTTTTTGCCAGCCAGATATGGCGGACAGTATCAGATCATGGATA